CGTTTGGAACCATGATCTGGTTCTTGACGTAACGCTCAAGAATCTGTGACTGAGCAATTTCATCTGTGAGAGTAAGTTCATTAAACTTAAAATCAAGAATGTCTGTCTTTTCACGTATGATCTTGTTAATCATTTTGTTCATCTTGTCCTGTGCTGGACGAGCAACCTGTTCCTTAAAAGTACGGTCTTGTGCAAGGGCTGCAGCGATTGCTGCTGAATCAGAGCCACCAAGTTTAGAAAGAGGAACTTGATGTGCAACCAAAATATCATCACGGTTTTGCTTGCGATATTCTTTGAACGAACCTTCTTGAACACCGTTCTCAATAGGCTTCATATCAAACTCAACCTTGTTGGTGTCTGAATCTCCAGGAAGTGGAATATAAAGTGTTCTATGGTTTTGCCCCTTAAGCCCAGTTTGTAAGAATCTAAACATCTTGTCTTCTGCCTCTGGTGATAACTTTGCACCCTTTAGTGTTACAACATATCTTGGAACAGCCTTATTGCTAAAGAAATCAATATTGTATTGTGAAGCAAGTGCATCACCATAGAGTGAGTTAATTGCTGACAAAATATCTGGAACACCATAAAATGTATTTAATGGTGAATATGACTTAAAGTGAATAATTTCATTTGGTCTTGGATCTGTTCCAAGTGGGTTTGGATTTGTAGCACCAAAGTTACGGAAGTAAACAACTTTATTTCCAATAACCTGAACAAAGCCATCACGAAGTCTACGAACACGAATTGTTGTAGAAGGAATGTGACCTACATAACCAATCTCACCTTTAACGGTTCTACCAATTTCAAGGTAGCCATTTCCAGTTGCTTGTAGATCTGTAAAAACCTTTTCCATAGATGCAGTAAATGAATCTTCGTCATTAAGTGACTCTAGCCAATCACGGACTTCAATCTTTGCTCTTTCAATTCTCTTACGAGCACGACCAACTGCTTCTTTATCTGTAGATGATTCTAGTTTCAACATTGTTCTAGATGATACTTCAAAGTCGTATCCTAAACCAACAATGTTTTCTACCTTAGCATCAATAGCAGCATGGTTAGCAAATGATGTGTCGTAATAGTTTGCTAATTCATACAAGTTCCATGGTGGTGTAATTACATCAAAGAGTCCGTAGCCATTTCTGTATATAAGACCTGGATTAATTTCCTTTGACTTTGCCCCACCAATACCAGTGCTTTCTGCTCTTGCAGAATCAATATATCCTTGTGGTGCATCGACTTTTGACATTCTTGCAGCACGGCGTTTAAAATTATTATCCATGCCATCAAAAGATTTTAGTGCATCCCAATCCTTGTTAAACGGATCTTGCTTAATAAAAGTATCATCTGCTTCTGGCAGATCATCAATTCTTGCAGGAATGCGATATTCTTCTGACATTAGTCTTCACTTCCATACTTATCATAAGTATCTTGAGCAGCCTTCCAAGCACCAAGGTCATTCATAGATGGAATAAGTCCTTCTTGAAGTCTTTGCTTTTGCTCAGAATATTCTTCTTCTGTAATTCTTGTAAGTCCTGGAACAAAGATGCACTGTCCATCTCCTGGGTCTCCATAATAAATTGCAGCATCACGCAACTTAGCAATTTGGCCAATGTCACCCTTCATTGATTCAATGTTTAGTACTGATCCAGTTCCATCTGTAAACCATTTTCCATTAGCCTTCTTATATACATATAGGCCCCAGTCATAATGCTTTTCAATAATCTTTGCACGGGACTCGCCAATCTGCCCCTTCATTTTTGGGAGTGGCTTCTTCTTTTTATTTGGATTTAGCATAGTCATACCATAAGTATACCATATCAAACGGCATCAATGACTGTTTGGTTCCAGGTGACACCACCATAGACCGAATATTTGTATCCAGTGACCATAAGGTCTTTTCCAGAGTCAACGATGATCTTGTTAGTACCAGTATAAGACTTATAGATTGTTTCTGGATCTACTCCATAATAACTTGTAGATGATCTAATCAGTACGCCATTCCATACATAGTTTGATACCAGCCAGTATTCCCAATCCAATTCTACTGGTGGAATTGTCTTTACGCTGAACCATGGGCGTGTAGAGATTGTCTGCACTTCCTGCAAGTTTGTTGACTGATAGTGCGAGATTGTATTAAACATCAGCGGGCCATTGATATTAAAGGACCCAACATAATTCTTAAAGTCTAACAGGACTGGGAATGATATGCCTAGGAATCCCCACTCTTTAACAGTAAGGACTGGCTCCTTTACAATGTTTCCATTCCAATAAAATCCTATTCCGTTTTCAAGTTGACCAGTCATAACATTAATAGCATAGATTTTTGCTCTCTTACCAGTTGGGTGGTTTGCAACCATGTAAAACTTAATATGTGTATTTTTTGCTTTGATCTCAAAAATTTCTGTTGGTGAATATGGGAAAAAATCTTGATCAAATTTTACTGCAGCCTGAAGTGCAAGTATCTTATAGTTTTCTGATTTATTCTCATTTATTGGAAGTGACAATCCTCTATTTTCTAGTGGGTCATACTTACCCTTTAGTTCAATACCGCTATATCTTGTTAGGTACAGGTATGGAGAACTCCCCTTATAAATTGTAAAAGGATTCTTTCCTTTATAGTCATAATAAATTCCATTTTTCTTGTATGGATAAATCTTTGTTCCAAATCTTGTTCCAATAGGATTTGGAGCAACATCGTTAAATGATTGTGACGCATATTCTAAAGACTTAATATTTACTTTATTTTTTAATATTCCGTGCACATTAAACTCAAGGTGCGTTACCAATGCTAGCGTTGAGTGGTCTGCAGATACTGGTGGATAAATAAGCATATTATTAACAACTTCATACTTTGTATTCATCCAGTCTAAGCCAGGCTCTACAATACCTTCTTTTGGTGGCAGTTCTATTTTTGTAAAATATTCAGATGGTGCGTTTGCTCCTGTTGCGACATACTGAAATGTGACATACGATCTTAAAATTTCAGAGTCAGTTGAATACTTATAATTCTTTGATGACTTATTTTTTAAATCTGAATAATCTAAGTATCCAGTAAACAACTGATTATCCAAAGAACTATATGTTCTTTTTACTGGGCTTGTATATTCTGATTGCAATTCTTCATATGTCCAAGATCCTATTTGCTCTTCCTCAATAAAGGCGGACGGGGCAGGATAATTAATGTTAAACTGAACAAAGTCTAGGTCATAGAATGTGTCGCCCTTTGCATCTGTTACTGCTTGAGAGAAATATGAAAGTGGAATATAGTCTTCCCAATAAGATGAGACATCAATATCTAGTCCATAAGAGTCAAAGGAGTTTGTTGGAACAAGCGTGTAACTTGATGTGTGATTAATAAACTTATATGTAGTAAAGCCAGACGGAGTTCCTCCATCTAAGTAGTATTGCCAGAAGTCTCCATCCACTGGTACGAAGGTTCCATCGTTTTCGTAATACCCTCCACCATTGCCAAAGTAAGAGTCTCCAGCATCATAATCTACTATCTGTGAGTATGCGTCAAAAAGGTTTTCATAATCTTCTGCTGTTCCCTTTTCATTAAACATAGACAAAAGTTTATAGTGATTTCTTGCATTTGAGAGGCCAACCTTATAAATATTTCCATAGAATGTATCATTTATGTCATTGCCACCTATGCACATTCTCATGCTACTAAAGTTTCCAAAAAATGATGCAACGCTTCCACCAAAATATGAAGAAAACTTATCTATGTCTAGCGCAACAGAAAATATTTCTCCAGGTAATATGTTGTATGATGAATAAACTGTGCTTTCTACTCCAGAATACTTAAGATTATAGTTAATTGTACTTCCCTCTAAAACTATGGAAAAATAGTTTCCAGTATTCTCAGAATCTATATGAAAAAGAACTTGCTTGTTTTGCAATATTTCTTTTACCTTAAACACTCCGCTGAAAGATTTAATCTGACTATTTAGTATGTTTAAATCATTAAATACAAGGTATCCACTTACCTCTGGGAAAAACTGTGCCCCATTTAGCACTGGTCTAAATGTAAAAAATGGATCTGACTCATTCTGGATAATGGAGTTTACAAAAGATAGTTCGTCAAGGGTTATCTTGTTATGTGAAAGTTCTGGTAGTTCATAGTTTGGTGTTGACAGGATATTATTTGTTGTTGATAGGTTGTCTACAATTCCTTGACTCCAGTTTCCAAGATCTGGGTAAGAATAGTTGCTAGAATAGTCTGAAAACGGATAGTCAATATAAATTGATGATCCGCTGTATGCTTGGTTTATTCCTTCTGGGAACTCTACCCCTTGTCCATAAACAAATCTTCTTTTTGCAACAATCAGCGGAACTTTATATGGATATATTGCTACGCAGTCTAGTTCAACTGGAGAAACTTCTTCGTATGAATAAAACCCTATCCAGTCTACATCCTTTCCATTTTCCTCTTTATTTGGAAAAGAAAGGCTTTGTGCATCATAACTTAGTGCTATAACCTGTTCCCCATTAATTAAAAGTTCTGCGCTAGTTGGTCCAACCTCAATATCGATAAGCATAGGTCTTGCCCATTCACCAACATAATAGGATGCATTTTGACTTCCTACAACTAAAGACATATACGGCCCATGAACATACAGTCCATCACTAGAACTAACTGGTCCAACAATTCTTTTAGGCGTATTGCTTGTAGAGTTAATCTTAGCCCAAAACTCTAGGGTATAGTTATTAAACTTTCCATCTTCATTTAATAGTCCTTTACCTGGAATAATTAGCGATGGGCCATTTGCTGGTATCAATCTTGTAAGATTGCTTGCTCCATAGACAATTGGAATTCCTGTATTTTTTGCAGAAAGCATGTTGTCATAAACAAGATAATAACCGCTATCTTCTTGGAGTCCATATGCCTTTGCTTCAATTCCGTATGGCTGTGTTGTATAAATATTGCTAGGTATTGCCACCTTGTTTACGCCAAGAGAATCTGAGTTAAACTCTTCTGACCATTGACCAAGTGATACACCATTAAGAAGGAAGTGATAGTCGTCTGTTGAGGCTGCATTTCCAATATAATTAATTTTTATTACAATTCTAAAAGTTGTATTTTGATTAGGTGCATCAAATGTTTCTGAAACAAAAAACCACTTATTCTGAACTGATGTAAGGAATTGCTTAAGATGCTGAATGTTTGATCCAGAGGCAGGGTCATAATATTCGTACCCAATCTCTACTCCATAAATATATGAACTGAGCGAGTTAATGTATGCACCAATAGAGAATGTTCCTAAGTCTTTGTCAAATACTGAAAAGTTTGATATGTCGTCACTTATGCAAACTACCTGCCCATATGTATCTGTTGTCAGATCTCCAATAACTTTTGAAACATTGCTATTTGGAAATGGTTCATCATATATGCCAGTAAAGGTAGAGGCTGATCCATTTGTAATTGCCCACCCAGAAACAGACCTTTGTTCTTCAGATATTAGAGATAGGTAGTCTGCCTTGTCATCCAACGACCAAAGTACCGCTGGATGCTCAGCAAATATTTTTTCTGCATATAGATTTGACGGGTTAGACATTTTTCTCCTAACCTATATTATAGCAGGTTAGAGTTTGATTTCACACGCATCCGTTGTGCAGTATGCCTCACCCTGAGCCTCTAGATTATCTACACCATCATAAATAGCACTGAAATCAATAGTCTTGATTTGGCCAATATAACCATTATATTCTTCTTCAGAAATTTGTGTATATGGTTGTTGTGGATAAACAGTGTTTCCCATTGGAAGGAATGATACTGCCTTCAATTGACCCTCGTACATGTGAAGTGCTGGAGCGACATGCTTTGATTCTGTTTCCTTATCAAATGAAAGCGTTACAGAAACACCATTGTCTGACCAGTACTTTTGAGCAGTTGCTGCAAGTGCAATCTTCTCAAATAGCGTTACATCCTTTTCTGATCTTGGATGTCCAGATTTTACAGGGAAGTATACAACCTGGGTGTTTGCTGATACAAGGTCTTTTTCAATCTTGTACCCTGCTGCTTTAAATAAATGAAGCATTGGATCAGTTTCACCAAAACGAATTGCACGAAGGAAAAAGTTTCCTCCAGGTCCCCAGTGAACTCCAGGAGTTGCACCAGAAAGAATTGATACAGAACCAGAAGGTTTAACTGTTGTTACACGAATTGATTCACGAACACATAGCCATTCTGAATATTGACGGTCATATTTGCGGATTGTTTGATATCCTTCATCCATCCACTCACGTACAATTGGAAGTCCCTTTTGGTCAGCAAATGAAGCAATACCAGTAAGCGATGTTCCAATACGACGGTTTCTTTGCATGATACCGTTTGTCTGCTGCCAGTGTGTTGGAAGCAGTGTAACAGTCTTACCATAAAGGTAAGCAAACTTCAATGTCTTTAGGAAGTCCTCCTTGGATTCATGTCGGTTAAGGTGAACCTCTACAAGAGTACAAAGTTCATACGACTCCAATGGCTGCTCCGCACATGGATTGAAGCCCATAACACGATAGTCTTTTCCATCTGCAGGATCAGCAAGACGACCATAGTTACGAGCAACATCAAGCCAGATAAACCCTGGCTCTCCGTTATTAACAATCAGATCGGTGTACTTTTCATAGTCCATTCCGACTGTTGCAGAAATTGAGTTGTTTGACATCCAAGCCCAACCTGGGTTTTCTGGGTCAAACGAGTTGCGCTCTGGAAATACTTCAGCATTCTTTAGATTGATAAAATCTTCGTCTCCTGCTGCACCTAAAGCAAGTGTTGCTGAGCGACGAACATTTCCTGATACAACGCATGTACCAATAAGATTAATAATATCTGTAATAGCACGGCTATCAAGGATTTCTCCTGCCCTACCGCCAATTACTTTATCGATCTGTGTATGTAGTTGGATTAGTGGTGCTGGACCGCTGGCGACCCCTCCAAAGCCTTTAATCGGTGCTCCTAGAGGACGGATAAGGTCGTAGTTAAACTGCTGAATAGACTGGTTTGGTCGAAGGTAAGAGTTTAATAATAGGCGAACTGATTCTACCCATCCTTCACGAGTGTCTGGGATATCATAAATCGCTGCTGGCTCTGTTGGAGCATAGATCTGAAAACTTTTCTCCTGTCCTACTGTGTCAAACCCTACACCAATACCAAGCATTAAAGCATCCATAACCCAAGCAAATAATGCTCCTGGATCATTCTTGTCAAGATCCTTGGTTGATACCATTGCACAGTTTTGAAGAGCAGCAGAGTTTCGCTTCTCCATAGTCATAGGAGTACCGAATGTCCACATACCTCTTCCTGGTGGTGTCCACTTGAGTTCAAACATTCTCTGAAATGCTTCCTGTGCTGACTTCTGAGCCTTATAGTCATTCCATGGAAGACGATTTTCCTTAGCGTGGTTCTTCTGTACTGAGTACATACCCTCAATTACACGACGACAGACTTCGTGCCAGCGTTCCTTAGTTCCGTCCTCCTTAACACGAGAGTATGTACGAATAAAAGTAATCTCTCCTAAAGAATTGTTACCAGCATCTGTGAATCCAAATGGACTAGCCTTAGCCTTGTATTCATTGATAAACTCTTCTGGTAATCTGAAACTAAAAAAATCTGACATAATGTGCCTACCTTTCAAAAATAGAATAATCCAATTATAGCAGAGTGTTTTACTAAAAGCAAAACTCTACCTAAAGAACAACTTGAGTGTTTTTTAATTTACAAAACTGTGACCACTTTTAATGATCCAGCGTTCATATGTCTTATTATACAGCACAAGTTTACTTCTTTTATTTCTAATGAGATCAATAGAGTTTTTTGGTGATAAACCCATTTTAATCAGGACTAGTGAACAAACTAGTGCAGACCTATTTAATCCAACTTGACATCTAACCAAAACTTTTTCTTTATTGATTAGTCTATTTTCTATAGAATTGATAACTTTTAATAATTGATCTAGGTCTACATGAGACATGTCTGAATCCTCAAAACAAAAGTTTGTAATATTAGTTTTATCTTCTGGTATGTAAAGATTATAGATATGGTCAAATGACTCCAAGATAACATTATCAAAGAATCTAGTGCCCTCTGTTGTTCCTCCTATCCATAGACCATTACCCAAGTCAGTAACGCTTGTCAGTGGGAAATCTGGGTGCTCACCTTCAAACCTAGATAAGTATACTTGTTCAAATTCTTGTATTTGATTCATTTACAACCTGTTGAGATACCACGATATATTTTGTATTTTTCTGTAATTGTTTAATAGTTCTTACTCCAGCATAGGACATTCCACTCTTTAATCCATTAACTAAGTCTTTTACTGTATTGTTGACTGATCCACGATAAGGTACATTTCCAGATACCCCCTCAGAATATGGGTCCTTGACTCCATTGCTTAACTGTATTTCGAGTGATGCCAACCCTCTAAACTCTGTTTTTGTTTCGCCATCACACTCGTCGTGCCCAGCAAAAAGGCTTCCCATCATTACAGCGGACGCTCCTGATGCAAATGACTTTGTTATGTCTCCAGAATTTTTAATACCACTGTCTGCAATTATTCCATTTACTTCTTCAGGGTTCACTCTCTTATAAATATCCATAATGGACCCCATTGTTGGTACACCAAAACCAGTTACTAGCCTTGTTGTACATGCAGCACCGCCACCAATACCTACTCGTACAGAGTCACAACCTGCATCCATCAATCCTTTATAGGCCTCAAATGAAGATACATTTCCACACATTATGTGTATATCGTCTGGGATAGCAGATCTTAATGAGGATACAGCATTTAGTGTTAGATTGTTATGTCCAACTGCAGTATCTATTAATATAACCTTTATGCCAAGATCTAAAATTCTTTTGATAAAGTCTTTATCTTCTGCCTCTGAAATATTAACAGCAAAACCAGTTCTTTGGTCTAACAACTTTGCCTGATTAATCCTGTCCTCAATGGGCTGATGCCTTTGAATAAAGCCAAGCCCACCAGATTGAGCAATATATTCAAGCATTTTTGTACTGCTAATATTTTCCATAGGAGCAATAATAAAAGGCAGTTGAAGTTTTAACCAAGCGCTTTTATTTAATGGATTGCCAACGGTTGATGATATATCAGCACCAACTCTTTTTATTGTATTTGTTCTATCTGCTGGAACTAAAAGAATGTCGTCAAATGAAAGATTTGTTGTTTGATCATCATGAATCATTTTCTTCTTCACCAGGTTCCTGTGGAACTTTTCTTTGATGATCTGGGAATGATGAACCATCTGGAAATATTCCACGAAGATATCTTCTTCCAGCACCATTTGTATCCATAACTGGATCAATGTGGTTTCTTTCCCACTCTAACTGATCAACTGCGTCCCATTCTGAATTTAAGGTTTCCTCATCAAAATACTTGGTTCCATCCATAAGTTCAAAATTGTCTACAAAGTATCTTGGGATTGGGATAAAGGCGGCAAGCGGATCTCCCTTTTTAATCTTAATCTTTTTCTTTTCATTCAACACACGTACATTAAATGTGAAAGTTCTTCTAAGATTATCTGCTTCTACAACCCCAGACATTACAAATAGATCTGGATTATTAATCATGTTTGGTGGCTGAATAGTCATAAGATTAATACCTGGAGGAGTTCTTAATGTACAAAAGTTTTCTATTGATACTACTCCACTTTCAAAATTAGTAAAAACGTTTTGTATGTGCTCTGTTCCTTTTTGACCATTTGGATTTGCTCCAGTCATCTGAACTACAACAGCATCAGACTCTCTTCCACTCCAATACAAAGTCATATCATACGCTGATTTTAGAATAAAGCCATACTGGTTTGCAATTGTAAGCGGTAAACATCTATAAAAATGACTTACAAACCAATCTCTTTTTGTATTTCCAGATAGTGGCTCAATAAT